GGTTGGCGATTGCCTTTTTAGCATAGTCTCTAGCAGCTACAAAGGCAGTAATAGATTCAGATTCTTCATTAAGCAGCCCAGTTGTTAAAGCATATCCAGCTCCATTGAAATATCTTTTAGTTGCATATACAATGTGTTGGTTTGAACCATAGGAAATATCTTGTGCAATTGCATCTACAATGTATCCAAGATCTCTAGCACACTTACGACCACCAATAATATTAGTAGAACCAATACCAATGCTACCACAAACTACGTTACACGATGTAGTAATACCTGCAAAATAACCAAGATTTGCAGTTGTAATACCTGCTGTACTACCAGCACCAATTGTAGTTGTAACAATACCAACGAGGTTATCGATACTTGATTGTACGTTAGCACAAGAGTTTGGATCAGTATTTGAACCAGTTGCAGGATCTGCAGTAACAGTTAGATCTTGAATAGGAAGACGATTAGTAATCGCTTCCTTCATTAAAGTTCCAGCGGAACGGAACGCATAAATGGTTTCTTGCTCTTCTCCAGCAAGACTGCCGATACCTACACCATTAAAATACTTAAATACAAATTCTCTAGCATAGTTATTACCACCAGTAAATACGTCTGTTGACACTGCATCAACAAACATACCCAAATCTCTTTGACACTTGGCTGGATTTGGTTGTACAAAGGATGGATATGCAGTGGCAATACCAGCGTATGCATAATCAATAATTGTTTGACGATTCTGTTGAATCAAACGATAAGAATCATAAAATCTTGAACGAGTATTAGTTGATTGTTCTCCAGGGAAATAGAAATCTGAGTGTGCAATAGCAACTGCAGCAAGAGATTTATCAATAATCTCTTGTCTATTTGCTACAATTCTATTTCTAGCGTCTTTTCTACGATGGAAGTAATTTGCGTTGACATTATTAGGATCTTGAATTATAGTGTAATCAAAGACCTGTCCTACAGCAGTTTGATAGAGTGTGGGTGGTGTTTGATTGTTGATGATATACTGGGAGATAAAGCCAATATACTGGTAGGCAAAGAGAGCTTCCTCCTCTTCACCAGCAACATAAGATACACCACCACTCCAGTAAGATAGAGCAGCTTCAACTGTTTTAGAATTACCACCATAGGAAAGGTCATAAACAATTGCATCGACGATGAGCCCTACGTCTCTAATGCAAGTTGTGCGATCATAATCTGGTTTATCTGTGGTAATATTGGGATAATTAAATTCTAGATACGATACAACTTCATTTTGAATGAATTCTTTATTAGCTTCTAAAAGATTACCAGCATCTAGGAATCTACCACCAGGAAGATTAAAGCTTCTGAAAGATGCTAACTGAGCAGCTTTCTTAATTGTTTTGACTGGAAGTGCTCGTCCATCGTTATTGTCATCCCCATTTGCAGCAGAAACGTAAAATCTATTTTCGTATAAACCTGCAGTGGTAAATCCTAGCTGACCATTTGGACCAATCGTTAAAGTTTGACCATCTGTACCTGCTCTAGGAGGTAAAATAATCTCGTAAGACCCAGTATATCCAGCTCCTACACTTGGAGGAGAAATAGTGATTTGATTTCCATTAGAACTGATTCCAATTCTAGATTGGAAGGTAACAATTCCTTGAGCACCATTACCATCTACTGCCGAAATAATTCCAACAGTTGTAATTCCAGTAATCTTAGCGTGTCGAAGTGTCGCAATACCAGCGTTAATATTTCTATTTGCGTCGGCAAAAGTATTAGTTCCAATACCAATGCCGTGTTTTACCCTAAAATTCTGATCAGCCAAGGTTCACTATCCCCTTATGCGTACTTTTATCTTAGGTTATTTATATTCTGAATCCTACAAAGTTAATTATAAATGTTGTAACTCCAACTTGTGCTGGTGTTGCTTGAAGACGAATATAACCAGCGTCTAATCCTTCATCAATATCAATTATATAACTTGAAACATCAGTTCCAGTTCCAACGTTTGCATATTCCACATTATAAGCAATTGTACCATCATGAACTGCTAGAATTCTAGTAAATTGGTATCTACCTGTTGCTCCTACACCAGATGTAGATGCTTGAATTTGATATTCCACAGATCGATATTCCAATCTAGATAATGTTTCATGAATAGTTGTGTTGCCTGTAGTAGTAATAGCAACTCTTGCAGTTCCTGTATTGGTATTATCACCATACATGATGTTACCATATACATGTAACTTTTCTCTAGCATTTGTTGTACCAATACCAACAGATCCAATACCACTTACAACACTAAAGAGTGAGCCACCAACTCCAACATGAAGACTTCCAGTGGTTGTAAAACCACTATTTTGTATAATAGTAGTATTAAGAACTCCAATGGTTCCAATTCCACTATAATTTAAATTAATTCCTCTTAGATAATCAGCTTTTGCGTTTGTAGAATCTAAGTTTTGGAATGTTGCAATACCAGTAAAATTAAGAGCACCTCCACCAAGATTAAAGTCTTGAGTTGTAATCGAAAGTGCTGTTACAATTCCGAGAGTTACAATTCCAGTATAAGCTATATTATTACCTGAAAGGAAATTAATTGTACCAACGCCAGCATAATTTAAATTAGTTCCTGAAACAAAGGTTACTATACCAACATTAGATCTCAATGTTGTAATACTTGAAATACCTGTGGTATAAGTATTTGTAAGATCTGCTTGAGAATATGTTACTCTTGTTCCAGATAGTGTTGTTACAATACCACTATTAACTCTCAGGGTTTCAATTGTGCTAATGCCAGAAGTTACATTATTAATATTACCAATATACTCAAGAGTTGCTGCAGTATAACCAATACTAACTCCAGAAAGACTTGCAATTGTACCAACACCAGTATATCTTATATTTTGACCAGTAAGAAATGTAACAAATCCAACAGTAGAAACGAGATTTACAGCGGTTCCTACACCACTAATATATGCATAATTAATATCTCCATTAGTAAATGTAAGTCTATCGCCAGATATTGATGGCGCAGATAATGTGGTTACATTTAAAGTTCCAATCGTGCCGATACCGCTGTAATTTAAATTTGTACCAGAAACAAAAGTTACAAATCCGACATTTGTTCTTAATGTTGCAATTGAACCAATTCCGACATAATTAAGATCTGTTCCAGATATTGTTGTTACAAAACCAACCGTTGAATATAGTGTATCTGCAGTACTGACTCCAACATAATATGAATTTGTTCCAGTAAGACTTGTAACAAATCCAACATCTGCACGTACTGTCCCCGTTGTTGTTATACCAGAAACTTCCACTCCATCTGAAATTAATTTTGTTATGGTTCCAATACCAATTAATCCCTGAGTAATATTAAAGAATGTACCAAATCCAGAATTTACATACAACGTAGAAATTGATGCAATTCCAATATTGTTACTTCTAACAATTGATATTGTTGGATTAGTTTCAAATATATTATTAGAATAACTACTCAATACAACAATTCCAGTCAATACATCAAGTACTGTAGTGTCTAGCGAAATTCCTCCAATATCGGATAATACAAAATCGCCAATTTGAACACCAGTGGTTGTAATTGCAACTCTATCAGTGCTTACACCTAAAGTTATTGATTCACTTACAATGTTAGTTGTTGTATTTGTCGCAGTTAAATATTTAACTTGGAGGTCAGTAAAAATACCAACATTAGATCCTATAGTTCCACCAATTGATAATGCACCAATTGTAGCCGCAGAACTTACGTTAATATCTACAGCAGTTAATATTCCAGTTACATTTGCATTTGTTATAGTTGCTTGTGTAGCAATTCCACTATTGACATTAAGTATTGAAAAATTACCAGTAGTTATATCAGCAGTTGTTGAATTAAACGTAGTAATTATTCCACTTGTTACAACAAGATTTGTAATTGTTGCCGCCGAACTTACATTTACCTCAGTAGCAGTTATAATACCACTAACGCTTGCATTATAAATTATTGCCTGAGTTTCATAAGACTCAGTAACGTAAAGATCAGTAACATAGGCGGTGTCTATTGTGGACGTAGTGCTGTTAAGACTATCAATTGTGCCGTTTGGCGAATATAGTGTATCAATTGTAGCAGCGGAACTTACATTGACATCTACAGCAGTTATAATTCCTGTAATATTACCATAAGTACTAGTTGATGACGTAATAGTTCCTGTAGTATATGTTAAATCTGTACCACTAATTGTTGTAACAACACCAACAACATTATAAAGATTATTGATATTTGCATCATTAGTAACTCTTAAATATGCAAAAGTGTTAATACCAGCACCAGTTACTAATATAGTGCTAGCGACAACATTTCCAGCATTAAGTGTTCCTGTAAAAGTTGAGATACCAATAACTGTCAGTCTATTCAGTGCCGCCGTACCATTACTCTGTACAATATTGTTTCCAGTATTAGTAAAAGTAGTAATACCAGTTAAACGAGCATTAACTAATTCAACTCCAGTTGAATGAACAAAGGAACTTCCAATATCATAACCAGACGTATGAATTCTTGTATTTGCACCAACAAGAACTTCATCAGTAGTTCCCTTCAATGTAATTGAAGAACCACCAACTGTTAAAATTCCAGTAACTCTTGCATTACCATTTACAATTAAATCAGTATTACCAAATCCAATTTGCACATTTGCAAATGTACTGATGCCAGTTACTCTAGCATTCGTTGCGGTAAAATGAGTAACTACACCAACATTAGCATAAAAATTAGTGACTGATCCAATTCCACTATAATATAAATTAGTCCCATCTAAGAATGAAATTGTACCATCTCTACCAATGAACTTGGTTGCAGTTACATTAGTATCAGTTAATTGAATACCACCAACAGATAATCTAACACCATTAGGAACTAAAGTAGAACCAATACCAACTGCATAATTAGATAACCATGCGTCAGTAGTTCCAGCACCCATAGTATTTCCCTTCACCCACATAAGTTGTTTGTAGGTGTTGGGTGTGGTATTAATACCTGTAACAAATAGTGGAACTAAGGCACTACCTTCAGTGCTAGCAATGGCAATACCACCATAATTTGCAGAGGTATCAGTAGAAACATCAGCATCTAAGGCATTTGTGGTGATGCCAAGAATAATTGATTTATCTTTAATTTTTAATTCTTGTGCAGTTAAAGCAATCGTTGTACCACCAATGGTTACGTTACCTGCAACAGTTAAATTACTGTTAATGATTACATTATCACTTAAGGTTGCACTAGTAGCAAAAAGTGGACTTGCTAAAGTTGTAATACCAGAAACATATAAATTACTATTCAATAAAGCACTTCCACCTAAAGTTGTTACACCAGTAACTCTTAAATTACCACTGGTTGTAACTCCAGCAACATTTAGGTTACTACTCAATTGAACATCACCACTTAGAGTTGAGATGCCAGTGACTCTAAAGGTTGATGTTGTAGTAATTCCACCAACATTGACATTATTTGTAAAGTTTGTATCACCTGTTAAAGTAGAAATTCCAGTAACTCTAAAGTTGCCAGTTGTAGTAATACCAGTAACATTTAAGTCACTATTAATTCTGGTTGAGGAGCTAAAAGTAGAAACACCAGAAATTCCTAACGTTTGTGCTAATAGAGTTCCATAAACAGTTGCACCGTATCCAGTGGTTTCAAACTTCTTGGAGTTGTCGTAGTAGAGTTCTATCGATCCATCTGGATTTGCAACTAACTGATTTTCATCACCTGTTCTCTTTCTTAAATTAATAGAAGTATCAGATCTTAGAATTAGAGATCCAGTTCCAGCATCATCGATGATGCTATTTGATCCATCATGGAATATCTGTAAGTCATTACCATCACCCAGATTCAGAATATCATTATCACCAAAGTAAGCATTACGACCAAATGTTACGTTTCCAGTGAATGTAGTAATTCCAAGAGTTGAAACACCAGCAACTCTTAGGTTATTGCTTAATTCTACATCTCCAGTTAATGTAGAAATACCAGTAACTCTGAAGTTACCAGTTGTAGTGATACCAGAAACATTTAAATTATTACTGAAGTTTGAATCACCAGTAAATGTAGATAGTCCAGTAACTCTTAGGTTATTAATTGTACCAATACCAGAAACTCTGATGTTATTAGTAAACTCAGTATCTCCTGTGAGAGTAGAAATTCCTGTAACCCTAAAGGTTGCAGTAGTTGTAATTCCACTGACATTTAAGTTATTACTAAAATTAGAGTCACCAGTAATTGTTGAGAGACCCGTAACTCTCAAGTTATTAATTGTACCAATACCAGAAACTCTTAGATTGTTGGTAAGTTCTACATCACCAGTTAATGTGGAGATACCAGTAACTCTAAAAGTTGCTGTAGTTGTAATTCCAGTAACATTCAAGTTACTGTTGACCATCATTGGGTTATTAAAGGTTGATACACCAGCAACTCTTAAATTGTTACTTAACTCAACATCACCTGTTAGTGTTGAGATACCAGTAACACGGAAGGTAGAAGTTGTAGTGATGCCACTGACATTTACATTGTTTGTAAAGTTTGTATCACCAGTTAAAGTAGAAATACCAGTGACTCTAAAATTTCCAGTTGTAGTGATTCCAAGAACATTAAGATTGTTTGAAAGATTAGTGTCACCAGTTAAAGTAGAAACACCAGTGACTCTGAAATTACCAGTTGTAGTAATACCAAGAACATTAAGATTATTGGTAAGATTTACATCTCCACTTAAAGTTGAGAATCCAGTAACTCTTAGATTTGTAATCGTACCAATACCAGAAACTTTGATATTATTATTGAATTCTACATCTCCCATGAGAGTAGAAATTCCTGTAACCCTAAAGGTTGCAGTAGTTGTAATCCCAGTAACATTCAAGTTACTGTTGACCATCATTGGGTTATTAAAGGTTGATACACCAGCAACTCTCAAGTTATTGCCAAGTTCTACATCACCACTTAAAGTTGAGATACCAGTAACTCTAAATGTTGCAGTTGTTGTGATGCCAGCAACATTCAAGTTGCTTTGTAGCATTGTGTCACTGCTGACTGTGGTAAATCCAGTAATTGCTACATTATTTGCAAATGTGGAGATACCAGCAACGTATAAGTTATCATCAAATTCTACAGGATCTTGAAATGTAGAGATTCCAATAACTTCTAGATTCTGAATCGTAGCAGTTCCATTAACATTGATATTACTTGTACTTGCAAGAGAAACTGCTCCAGTTTCTTGACTAATCTCAAAAATATCACCAATTCTAAAATTACCTTCTTGGTCTACAGATTGATAGTATACTCGACCACCATTTAATTGAATTGCCTCATTTGCACGAACTGTGAGTGTAGGGTCTTGAGTGAATGTTTTACCAGAACCAACACAACCAAAATTATAACCAAAGAGTCTTAATTGTACACCGACACCATTACCACGAACACCAATAATACCAAAGTTTGATGCAGATGCAATTGATCTTAAGTCAGCACCAAATTTCTGGTAATCTGCCCAAAGAATTGTGCTAGCAGTACCAACCTGAGTTATACCATCTGATTGGAAAATTCTAACATCTTGAGTAGATCCAATGCCTACAGAATTAAAGATGCCCGAACCCTTACCACTGATTGTTACATAAGCACCATCAACAGATACGACAGTACCAATAGCAACTGGTGAGCCACCTTGATAATATTTAATGACTTGGTTAGTTGTAACAGTGGTAGAAATACCAGACAGTTTTAACGATGCGTTTGCTGTGCTTGCTAAGCCAACGCTACCAGAGCTACCATCAACAGAAACACTAGAGAAATAAGTAAAACAGTTAACCCATTCTACTCTTGCACCATTGGTCATCTTAAGAGCAGTTTGGTTTGGTGTAATGAAGGTAACTTCATTAAACAACATTGCAGGTTCTAATGTAGCCGAAGAAACTACACTTCCATCCACAAATGCACCACGACCCGCAACCTTTGAAGTTGGATAATTATCAGGTGTATCAAAGCCATAAGGATCTGTTGCTGAAGTAGCAGAACCTCTAGTAATTACACTAATTCTTTGAACATATGGACTTCTGGTGGATGTAACCATTCCAGGAGCAAATCTGAAACCATATCCAGTGTCTGTTGAAGAGTTATAATAAAAATTAGTAATCGAAAGTTCTTCGATAGTGGTTTCACCATTTAGCAGAAAAGCATCATTTCTTTCTGTTCCTGCTGTTGGTTCAATTGTTGTCGAACGCAAACCTTTACCACGAACTGTGACTCCTTGTGGTACAGTTAATGGAAAAATTTCGGTAAATGTTCCTGATGTAAGTTCAACAGTATCTCCAGCAACACAAACACTTAAAGCATGTTTAAGTGTAGCAAAAGCACTGGAAAGACTTTCGCCGTCGTTAGTATCTAAACCTTCTTCTGTAACAAAATATGTCTTACCTGGGTATCCTCCACCAATATTAACAATCGTTTCTACACCAGCTACATCTTTTTTAAGAAAAGCTTTACCATCATAAGTATTTACAGCCAATTCACCTAACTGAACCTGATCTACTGTAGGTACTTTTCCAGGTACAGCACTTCTACGAATGCGGATTGGTGTAGCCATTTAGTAATCCTCTATGGTATATACCGTATGGTGGTATATACCACCATTTTTTCTATTTAGTTCTCTTTAATTCGTCAACTTCTGCTTTGAGTTCACGGATAGCTTCAATAAGAACTGGGATCAAACCATTATAGTCAACAGTCATAATCTGCTTATCATTTTCCTTAACAAGATCAGGGAAAATTTCTTGAACTTCTTGGGCAATAACACCATATTGATGAAGTTTGGCGTCAATTCTATCATATTCAACACCACGAAGATTTAATAGTTTAGCAAGAGATCCCTCAAGTGGTTGAATATTTGTTTTTAATGAAATATCAGAAGTTACTGTTATAGAAGTAGTTGCTGAGAAGGACGTAGCATAAACAGTGCCACTGTTCATATATACGGAGCTATTATAATATTGCGGTTGATTACCAGAAGCAGAAACCCATCCACTCAAATATGTGGTTGAATTAGTAGAATTTACACTTAAATTGGAAGCATTTGTTGCAGTTGTTGCATTTGTTGCACTTCCAGCTGATGATACCGAAAGGCTACTTGCATTTACCCATGTAGGAGCCCCAGATCCACCAGATTGCAATAATTGACCTGAAGTGCCAGTAGCACTAAATCCAGTAGCGCCATTAGCAGATTGATATGGAATTTGTCCTGCTGAACCTCCACCTAGTTGAGTTGCAGTAGTGGCATTAGTGGCACTAGTTGCATTTCCATTAAATGTAGTAGCAGTAATTGTATTTGTACTTGGATTGACAGATATACCAGTTGCCATATATACTGTTTGTTGACTTCCACTACTACCAACAAAAAGTAAATAATAAGTAGTTGCAGCAGCTATTAAAGTAACATTTATTGCATTAGCATTACTTGCAGTTCCAGTTAATGGACCATTAATATTGCCAGCAGTAATAATCCCAGCACTAACTCCATTAGTATGAACATTACCCCATTTAGCGACACTGCTTCCTAACTCTTGATAAACACCAGTTTGGGGTATAAGATCACTTCCTATGCGACAAGAAAATACTGCTTTATGACTTGCAACACCACTTCCAAAAAAGACACTACCAGCAACTGTCAAACTCTTACCAATGCCAGTTATAGTTGTATTATCATTAAAGGTAGAAATACCAAAAACAGTTAAAGCGGATGCTGCATTTACTGCACTGACAAATGTAGTTATTCCAGCAACATATAAAGAATCGGCAGCATATAATCTGGTTGTAACAGTTGCAACGCCAACAGATAGATTAGTTCCAGTAATATATGTTAACGTTGAAAGTCCAACTGAATTAACATTACCAGTTAAATTACCAGTAACATTTCCTGCCACATTTCCAGTAACGTTACCTTCAAGTGTAGTAGCAGTAATAATACCAGCAACAAATCCACCAGATGTATTTCTAGAAACTATTGTATCATTAGTATTATCACTTGTAGCATTAGACGTTACTGTAAATGTTACGATTCCAGAGTTATTATATGTTGCAGAACCACTTAATCCAGTTCCTGAAGTATTAAATGTTAATGTATTGTTTAATGTACCATGTAAGGCAGATGCAGTAAGAATACCAGCAACTACAACACTATCAGATGAAGGATTATAAGAAATACCAGAATCTACAAATAATTTTTCACCACCACTTCCTTGGTCAACACCAGTACTGCTAGTTACAAAAGGAATATAATGTGTAGCATTTGTTGAGATACCAGCAGTAATGATGTTCTTTGTATTTGATGCTGTTCCAGTAAAACCATCTGGGAATACAATGTCAATTGTATCAACTTTCAAGTTGCCCATTTTAACATCGCCAGTGAATGTTGATACACCAGCAACATTTAGATAAGCGTTGGTTGTAATCGCAACACGAGTAGAGTTATAACCACCAAATGTTGTAATTCCTGCGAAGGAAATGCCAGTTCCAGTTTGAGCATAAACACCAGAACCAGTAATAAATGTTGTAAAGCCAACATTTTGAACATCACCAAGAGAGATTCTATTAACACTACCACCATTATCAAAAGTTACAATACCAGTAACTCTAAGTTGGTCAAAAATAGCACCACCACCTACAATTTGAAGAAGATCTTGGGGTTGTGCAGTTCCAATACCAATCTTATCTGGAGTAATGACTGTTGAATTTGCTTCTTGGCTGATAAGACCAAATCTCTTCCAGCCAGTTGCCGCACCAGTATAAACCCAACCAAGATACTTACCAACTTCAGCTGTACTATTGAATGTAACATCACCTTGAGTTACAACAGTTACAGGAGTTGAGATACCAACAGTATAAGATCTAACCTGAGTTGCATTACCCTTAAGTTCTAACTTAACAGCTTCAATACCGTCAGTTGCAGTAGAAGTGAGTTTCTTATACAATGAAACTGGACCTCTAAATTCTGAGGATTGGAAGTTACCAATACCACCAGTTACCTTAAGACTATTATTAACTGTAATATCATCATAAGTTACTGAAAGACTTGAATCATTAATTCCAAGATATGTCTCAGTTGGAACATTAATTGAAATCTCAGTGTTATTGATTGGGCTAATAATCTTATTGCCAATATAGAAATCACCACTATCGTTAGTACCAGTATATGCAGCAGTACCACCATCACATTGCACTGACTGTGTTAAGAACTGCTCTTCACGAGTTAGAATTCTATTTTGTCTTGATGGTAGTGCGGCAGCATAGTTACCATGACCAAAACCAACATATTCAAATGTATGTCCAGATGCACGAAGAATTGAATGTCTTCTCAATTCTGTTGGAATAACACGAATTTTTCTTGCTAATGAATTAGCTTCATGAGATTCTGCTTTGGTTCCAAGAACACCTCTAACAATATCAGCACTATTTGTTGAAGTGTTAACATTACCTGAAATACGAACAATTTCACTATCAATTTGTAAGAAATCCCCAGTATTAAATCCAACAATACTTCCACTTAAGGTGATTGAAGTTCCTGTTGTAGTAATACCTGCAGAAGAAACTGTTCCAATTCCAGCATAGAATGGAATCATTCGACTTGCAATCTTTTCATCTGCAATTGCAGTATCTGCAGCTCTTGAATCAGTAGCACCAGAAAGAATAAAGCAGCTACCAGTAAATGTGGGATTGGTAACTCCAGCACCAATAAAGAAGTTAAAGCTATTAACGCTAAGTCTATTTCCTACAATGAATGTTCCATTATATACCGTTTGAGCAGCACCAACAATGGTAAATTTATTACCAGATACAAGACCATGTGATTGTGATGTGAATACAGTTACAATACCAGTTGCGGTGCTAGAATATTGAATTCCAGTAGCAACACCTACTTCATCAGTCAATCTTACATAACCATTAATACCTGTGGTTCCTGTGTAAATACCAGGATTTCCACCATTATCATATGTTAAAATCTTACTGCTCGTAATTCCTGAGATTCTGTAAACACCATTATATCCACTGGTTGTTCTATTACCAGTTGTACCAACACCAACAACTTCGATTGCATCACCAATGTTATTGTTGATAGCAGTAACTTGAACAACTGCAGGAGACCATGAAGCTTGTGTAGTAACGCCAATAACTGTCATGGTCATACCTACACCGTAGGCAGAACCACCGTCAACTACAGTAAGACCATTAATCGTGCCAGCAGCACTTACCGAGACATTAGCTGTTGCACCTTCACCAGTAATACCAACACCAACAAGCTTAGCATTATAAAGAACAGTGGCAATTCCAGAGTATCCATAATTTGCACCAGCAGAAACAATTGAAAGAGATGTTACTGAGTTTAGATTATGCTCAACTTCAGTAAAGATTGAGGTAATGCCAGCATTATTTGTAGCTCCAGTTACAGCGATACCAATTCTATTGTTGCGTAAGAAAGTTGCTACAGTTTCTTTAGTAATACTATTTTGTCTGCTGTTAACAACGATCTTACCAAGTAAATCATTCTTAGCGTTAGAAATTGCAGGTACTGGGTCTGAATTAAAATTGTCTCTATCTAACGTTGGATATAGATTTGCAGGACTTTGTGAGAAATTATAGTTACTGAAGAATGGATCTGTTGGTGATACGTTACTTGTTAAGCAAGTTAAGTGATAGATACCATCTGTTTTATTATATTCATGCGTTTGTAATTTCTCAATATTATAGATGTAGAAAGTATTTTTATACTCTTGCCTATAAACATATGGAAGTGTTTCGTTTCTTGTAGAAGAAGTATTTAAAAACGTTCCTAATGTAGTATCAACTGAATAAGTGAATTGTTTTGAATTTAAAACCGCATTTACAGTATTAATTCCATTGAATCCTAAATTATCAAGACTATTTAAGTTATCAGTACTCTTAACATTTTTAAGCGTTACTTTATCCCCAACCATAAAATTATGTGGGGTTTCTGTTGTAACAGTTACTAAATTAAGAATAGAATCATAATCTACATTTGAAATGATTCTAGGATTTCTTTTCTTGATTTGATCATTAACTAATGAAAATTCTGATGAATTTTTAACTCCACTAGTTCTAGATTCTTGAATAATAAAGTTTAAAGATGGCTCTCTTGCAATTTCATATTGTTTTGGAATTACATAACGGAATCTATAAATTCTATCATTTACAGAACGAGTATCAATCTTCCTCGTAATATATGACTTAGAACTTTCTCCTGTAATTAAGAATTGTCTATATGCAGTAAATCCACTTCTAATTGTATTTTTAGATGTTGAAGATGATGTATTAACGTACCAATTAGAATTGGTATCGTCATATTGAATTGGGTGTCCAATTTCGTTTGGTGCCTTATCATTGACACGGCTAACGACTCTTAAAAGACCACCTTTTGTATTGTAAATATCAATAGGAATTGGAGTTCCAGAAACAGCATCATTTAAACTTCTGGAAAGTTGAATTTGATTTGATGATAAGGCTCCACCAGTAATTGCATAGTAAATTTGATTCGCTTCAAGACCATCTGGTGTTAATCCATCATCACTAAGAACACGAACACTTTCACCAGTAAATAAATTATGTGGCGTTTCTAAGTTTAATGTATTGCCTGAAGTGATACTATTTGCAGCACCAACACGAACTACTTTAAATGATTTTTCTGAAGTTGTCCCGTCAGTTCCATCAGGAACAGGCATCAAAATTGGAGCAGAAAGAGTCACTTCAGAGGTTGCAGTAGCAACATTAACATAAAGAATTTCGTCTCCCTTAGCACCAACTGAGAATGAATCTACAATATGTGGAGGTGGATTATCTTCACTTGTTGATCCATACAAATAAATTCTGTTAGTTGTAGTAATACCTGGAGCATTGGTTGTTAAACCAACATTAAGTGACAACCAAGTTTTCGTGTCAGGAAGAGTGTTTAAATCTTTTGGTGGAATGATGTGAGTAATGTATCCAACATCATCTCTGGCAAAAGCATTTTCTTGGAATCCCTTAGCAACCAGAGATCTTGCACCAAAGTTTGAGTTGGAGTTGGTGATTGAAATATCACCACCAGATTCTGCGAGGAAGTGTTGAGAGAATCCGATGGAGAAGATTGAAACTGCCTGAATGAATGATGAATTTGATGTCCTAACGTGATAAGACTCATATTCAGGTTTATAAATTGCTTTTGAATTTAAGTGTAGTGGAACAGAAGAAATACCAGCATTGATTGCAGTATCATTATCTTGATAAGTACCAGCATTTCTATTGTAAATTACAAAAGCATTGTCGTCTCTTTGTAGAGAAATACCAGTAAACTGGGCAACAACAATAGATTTGAATCCAGAAGCTTTTGAACCGTCTCCATGAAGACCATTCATGCCATATGTGGATCTTAGTGAACAGTTAAAAATGTATGGAGAGGCACCATTAACGTTATCTGGTTCAATAATAAGTTTTTCGCTTCCAGTTAAGATTACACCAGCGGTTGCAGGAACTGCACCAATATTAACTTGGAATTGTTTTGTACTTGAAACTCCAACAACAACCCACGATCCATTATAAACTGTTGAGGTAAATCCAGAAATTCTTACAATATCATCTTTGGATAAACCATGATCATTTGATGTATCGACAGTTACTGTTAATGGATTAGCAGAAACTGAAACAGCACTACTAATACCAATATCATTTGCATTTACAGCGCCAACAATCTTAAATTCTGGTATTGATGGTTGAAAATCTTCACCAGCTGGATAATCGAGAATATCTCTTCCAGAAGTTGCACCATAAGCTCTTGTAAGCTTATAATAATACATCTGAAGATCAGTAATACCTGAGGATGTACCGATACCAACACCATTTACACCATCAGCATATTCAAAACAAGATAGTTTATGGTGAGAGAAAGTTGGTGCTCTTAAATTTCTCGTATTATTATAGTATACAGTATTATTAATATCACCATCAAAGAATGAAAACTGCCAGAAATAACATCCACCAGTAATTTTAAAAATGGAAGATGAATCCATCGTTGCATTATATGGATCTGGAACATACTTAGGTCTAATCTTAGTTTTACGAAGATCAAGACCTACAATTGATGTACCTCTAGGTACAATAATACCACCCTCTACTGAGTTGAATTTATATAGATCATTATCAGGATCTTCAATATCGTAATTGCTATTATTTGTTAGTTGGAGTACTGTTTGTGCCTGCCCATTAACATCACGGAAGGATGCAGTTCCAGAGGAGTCTACAACACTAAATCCAGGTCTATTATCTACGTTATAAGAACCAGGCATCAATAGAATTGTGGTTCTATCAAATCTATCGTTTTCTACACCAATATTATACGAAAAACGAGCAGCTTCAATCAGTGCTCGTTGAATTGTTTTAAAAGGTCTTGCTTGCGAGTTACCCTGATTGTCAATTGCATCAGTAGAATCTAGATCTGATGCATTAACATAAAGAATATTGCCATCAACATTCTTGAGAAAATTTTCCAGTCTACTTAAAGGCATTGATATTAACCAATAGAGCTATTATGTTTTATTTATACTTGTGATTTTAACACCACTGCCTTTTATAATTCTCAAATTTTAGTATTTGTTTGTCTACAAATTTAGCATATTTATCCTCAAATTCAAGAATCCAAGCATCTCTATCAATTCGTTGACGAAGAATCACTTCTCCATTTTTTGTTCTTTTGGGTTGAAGTAATCCCCTTCCTTGATTTGAAATTTCATACTCAATTTCTTCAATATAAACTTCATTAGTTTCAACTAACGTAAGCAATCCATTTTGATTTTTATATCGAACAAATAGAAATTTGAGATCATTATTTTTGTTACGAAGCCATTGATTAACTTCAGCAGTACATAAACGTCCTTTGTTTTGATCTGACATCAAGTTATCAGTCTTTACATTTAATCCTAAGTTTTCAGTAATCCAAACATCAGCATACTTTTCTCTTTTAGATTTTTGCTGATAACCAAAATAATTTTGAACTTCTGCCTGAATAAACTCTGCTGCTTCTGCATTAGGAGTAATGTTGTAAATTTCCTTCAAATCATACGGTAGCATAACATTAATTACAGCTATGGAGAATACCAGAGTCGAACTGGTGATTGATGCTTGCAAAGCACCTGTTTTACCACTAAACTAATTCCCCATATCCTCTGGCTGGGAATCGAACCCAGTTTCTATGTGTATTGTCTACCCGTCCTTACCAATAGACTACGCAGAGGTGGCGGCCCTTTTGTTTAATGGAGGAGTAGCCGATCCCCACTATGAGAATAGGATTTGGACTCCTATTCTGTTTGTAGGAAGAACCAGACATGTCCAGATCTTCCAAGCCCTCGACTGGATTTGAACCAGCGACCAATGGTTTACAAAACCATTGCTCTACCACTGAGCTACAAGGGCAAAAAACCTATTTAGAAAATTTTTGGCGGGATTTTTTTCCGCCCTTTTTTGAAACTAAAAGTCAATTTTGGTTTCAGTAGGAGCGGGGGGAGTCGAACCCCCACGGGATTAATCCCAGCGGATTTTAAGTCCGATACGGCTACCGATTACGTCACGCTCCCAGAACAGTTTATGTTTAGTGACCGAACTGCGGCGGTCATGAGGTAATTCTAGCAGGTCTCTACAGTCTTGTCAACTCCATAAGTCGGGGGATGGAAATTACAATACTCATTAAAGGTAATTTTCATTTCCTTTAATGTAAGATTAGCATTAGCTGCTGCTTTTGGCAAGTTCCATTTGGCAGCAAACAGCATTTCCATTGACTGTCTAGTTTCTGGTCTCATAAGATACAAGTAAGATTTGAGGAGGGGGGATTGCTCCCCCCACGCACCCCTTCACACGGACAAGAGTATTATAAAACATTTAAAGCAACTTGTCAAGCATCTATAATTTTATTTGTTTCTGGATCATTTAGATATTGAAGTGAATTATTTAATTGGTCTTGTTCATAGTATAATTCCGATAAAGTTTGTCGGATTCCCCAAATTTGTAGAGTATATTTTCTTTTTAAATTTCTAAAAATATTACTTGTAATTATTCTTGGCAATATACTTGTAGTGCCCGAAGTGAGCTGACTTTCTGAAGTTACTAATGTATTCAATGCTGCTGTCAAATTTGCCTCTTGAGTTGGACAACTTGGTAATGAAATGTATGGTGGAGGCCCTGGTGGAGTTACTACAGTAGTATAACCAACATTTGCCTCTACACCCCCGTTAGATGGTGCTTGAGTAACACCAATATTATAAATTGTAACCCCAGCTCCAACTGTAGGTTCAGTAACAACAGACTTTTTAATTTTAATACCCTTTAAAAATGGATTCCAAGATTGGACAGAAGATGGATTTCCAGAATTATCATATACAATATAAGTTCCAATTCCTGAAGTAGTTGTTTGCATTATGCCGATAGCCTGTGGAATAAGTGGGTTACTTGTCATTGGAACTGGAGGTATAGATAGTGTCGTTGAAAAACCCAAAACGCTAAACTGAGTAAAACTTGTTGCAGTAACTGCAGCTGCTACAGCAATAGATGTAATAATAGTATCAACAACTTCAATATCTCCCGTACTTCCTATCCCGATGGGGGAGAGATCAGCAACTGAAGTAGAAAACCCAACAATTGTTGTTGCACCAGCAAAAACACCTGATTGAGAACATGTGATAATATTACCAACTTTCATATTGGAAGTTACCCCAGTTCCAGCAATACTCATAATTGTAATTACAGTTGATCCAGCACCGACTGTGCCAATAAAAGAACCACTTGCAGCATCAATTACATTTAAACTATGAGGTTCTTGATAATACTTAATCCCATGTAAATTTTTATTTTGTGTAAATGCACTATCAATTATACAAATATATGCTTCAGATTCAACACCTGTATCAGGATCAGTAGTAATCCCCGCTGATAACCAATTTTTTAATGTTCTGCATCCAGCAGTAATTCTGGCATCATATGCTAGTGCAACATTTTTAACGTCATTATTAACACTATCAATTTGAGTTTGAACTGATAAATCAAGTTTTTCTATTGAAGAATCAATATCTTCCTTCTCAGCATCAAGAACAACTGCTCTCGATTTCATAAAATCAACTTGCTCAGTAATTTGAGCAGTAAACGTCGAGATTTTTCCTTTAATAGATTCTGAATTAGTAGCCATAATTAATTTTTAACGTCGTAATGATAACCAGCAATAGAATATTCTTCGTTGTTTCCAGGATAATCTTTTGGACTTTGACCTTCATATTCTGGAATTAATTTTTCTCCATCTGCACGTTCAGCAAATACATGATAAAAGCAATTAATTGGAGAAGATGATTTTAAATAAATTTTGTTGTTTTCTATTTTTTCAACAACGATGTTTTGTTCTGTATTGATAGGGGTAATTGAAACAGTAATATTATCAGCATCTACAAACACTTCCCAATAATCTGGAAGATTGATAATATTAGTATCTTTTATTTTACCTCTTATGTATACATCACTTGTGGGGGATTCCACACAAGTGTGTCTAAGTCTCCATCCCACTTTAGTTGGATGTTGGATATCAAAATTTTTTTTACTGATTTCCAATCTAGTAATAGTAGGAGACTTAACTTCAGCTGCGACATTTAATGTTGCATTTTGTGCTGCTACTCCCGTTTCTGCTCGTGCTCCAACATCTGCTTTTGCACCAGTCTCTGCCTTAGCGCCAGTTTGTGTTTCTGCTCCTACCTTATTTCTGGTTCCAGTAGACACATAATTACCAACAAATACTTCATTAGTAGTGACAGTCATTGCAGGACTTGACATAGTAATCATGTCACTGCTCAATAAATTAACTCCAACAGCTGTTGGAGGTACAGGAACATTTGCACTAATTACATGTGTAATTGCATTTGCAAGAATACCTGGGCCTGGATAAGGAACTGCGCCATCACCTAAAGCACTAATTTTTAATCCAGCAGTTAATGCTGGAACCATACCAGTTGGAACTGGTACTAAAGTTGTAGTTACTTCTGCAGGTTTAATGATATTGCAAAGTGCCGAGGTACTCAGAGGTTTTACTAATTGACCATCAATATTCCCACCGATAACAACTGGGCCATTAAGAACTGTAGATCCTGGTGGCATCGTAGGATCTTTTGGCACAAAAGTTGGATCGCAATGCCCAACATACAGTCTCCCTAAAGCTAATGCTGCACCATTCATTTTAAATTGACTCCAAAAGTTTTAACAAATCAGTAAATCTACCTTCTAATGATGTAATTGAAGATGCAATGTCAGTCACCTCCACAAGTCCAAGAAAATTAGCTGCAATATTTGTAGTATGTTGTCCCACAAGTGTAGCAGTTTTTGATGCAGAAACAGTCACGTTAGTTCCTGTAATTGTTACATTGTCCGTAGATTTAATGTAAACATCGTTACAGCAACTTAAAAATATATTACCATCAGGATCTGCTCCGTTAGAATTTAATACAATATTTTTTGCGTTCAAATATATTGTGCCATTAGGGGCATCAAAAAGAATATCTCCATTATTTGCCCTTATCCATTTAGTTGGAAGATAAGGACCATTTTTTCCAACCTCAACATCAAAACCTACACTTTCATGAGATGTAGCATCACATGCCATAACATGCTTGCCATTTTTTAAATAAGCAAATCCATTACCACTTTCAGTCAGTAAAGAATATTCAACTTCGCCTAATTTGGGAAGTGTATTTCCCGAATCCACTCTATACTTTTCATAAATTTGAGGATGTCCTATTGTCATACACAATCAACCACTTTAACTACTGTTTGTGCAATTCCTACTTGAGGTACTGTTGATACTCCAACTGGAGTAAACGCAAGCACTGGAACAAGATTAGCTGCCGCACCGTTTTCACTATTTATTGTAACTGGCGGAATCTCTGATGCTGGACAGTTAGAATCTACAGTAACACTAAGAATTTCACCAGTTGGACCAATTTGAGTTGTGGTTGGACAATTACCAACAGTAACTGTAGTATTAGGATTATACCCATATCCAGGATTTATAACCTGTACACCAGTAACAATACCAACATAAGGTTTTCCATCACCACCAACAATTGTAGATGGTGTTTGTTGAGTAGTTGTTCCAACTCCTACATTTGGCGGTGTAGTTGTTCCAACTCCTACATTTGGTCCAAATGGAAGTGGAAGTGTAGATCCATATTCAATTTGTACTGGATTACTTAAATAATTTTCTCCAGGTTGAACAATTACAATACTTTGAATTGGTGTACCTGGATTTTGAGGAGATCCTGGAGGATATTGTGCATTAGGTGCTATTGGGGGTAGGACTGCAATTGCTTGTGCTCCACCCCCAAAATCACATTCATCAATAATTGAAACCTGGGGTGGTGATATATAGCCGCTTCCAACATTATTTAAAATTGCGCCAATGACTTGACCTAAAGGATTTACAACAGCGGTAGCACTAGCTCCAGATCCTCCACCACCACTAATTACAATCTTTGGAGCCCCACAAATAATTTTTTTAGGATTACAAGAATTTAAATCTAATTTAATATCACCAAGATCTTTTAATTCTTCTCCAATATTTCCAACAACTTTTCCAACATCCCCAACGTCTTTGACAACTTTTTTAAAGTCATTAACAACAGATCCAAAATCAATACCTTGAGTAATTGAAAATGTTTGTGGTTTTGGACAAAACTTTTCTGGCTTTGCATATTTAAGAAGTTGATTAATCACTCCAATAAGATTTAATGATTGTTCCAACAAATTAGCTACTGATCCTAAAGCACCCTGTACAAGGGAATTAATTTGATCTAAAAGTGGTAAGATAATATCGTTAATTGCACTTAAAACTTTTGAAAGTAATTGTCCTACAAAGTTTTGAACAGCACATGCAGTTGGAGCAATTGCATTTCCAATAAAATTAGTTAATCCATCAGATACAAGATCTGGAAGTGATATCCCTAATTGTTTAAATGCAGCATATATTGCCTCCAGGATAGTGTCTATTTTTTTACCAATTTCCGATTGTTTTGTTTTTGGATATAACCCCCCAAAAGTTAAACCTAATTTTTTACTTAGTTTTTCAAATAGATAATTCATTCCCTGCTTAATATATGCTGAAATATCTCCCGAAACAATGGCAGAAACTTTCCTAATTTCTCCAGAAAAATCTGTAATTTTATTTCTTATTTTATCTTGATAATATGTGTTGGCAACATTTTGATAATTCCTTATTTTTTTTAGTAATGATTCAATCGCTGCAGTAATTCTAGCAAATCTATTTTTATTACATAGAGATGGCTCAACTGTTTTATTATTAACTTTATCTGAAAATAATTTTGCAGCTGCAGGAGCATCTTTTTCACCCTGTTCTGCTGCAATATTTTCTATGCCCGATTTATTTCCTGGCGATGATTGCCCTTTATCATTTGGCGATCCTTGACCAGTTCCAACATTTTGTCCGCTATCTTTTTTAGGTGCTAATGAATTATGAGGTTTAGCTTGGTTTGGATCAAAAGGTTGAAGTTTTGATGATGAATTTTGTACTACTTGGTCTAAACTTACTGATTTAATTTCAGAAGATTTATATAAACTACCAAAGATAACTGGCTGTTGAGCATCATCTCCATCAAGAAAAAATCCCATCACAGTCTCACCGCCCTGATAACTATGAGCCTTTCCTATTTTACCAACACCGTTAGATTCTCCAGGAGGAACTAATATGTGTGCCCATGGAAGTTTATCATCTGGTAGTTCATTAGTACTAATTGGATGATACCCAAAAATTCTTACTTTAACTCTATTATAATAAAGTTCTTCACCTTCTTTTTTCTTTTTAATATCTACTGCATCCCACTTACTAGTTTGGCGAGCAGCAACTTGACCTACCCACCATACAAAACCATCTCTTCCAATGAAGTGTGTTCTTAATAATTGATTGGATGACTGATCTAATAACATTAGCTTTCGTAAATTCTACATTCAGATGCGTCTGGATTATCACTACAGTATAATTCAAACGGAGTTGGATCGTGTGTATCTTCTGGATACCGTTCACGATACCGTTCTAAACTTTCCAATTCATTTTCATAATATCTTCTACTTTGACTAGAGATTACTGGATCTTCTAATTTATTTTTATTAAATTGAATATGTTGATTGATATTGTCCATCAATTTCCTCCTGATTTTAATTCATAAGAATCGCGTATCAGACTTAATAAAGTATAACTTTGATTTCCTTGAAATTTATGGCACAGATTTGCAATCATATAATTACCAGTTTGTTGCGATTCAAATTTTTTGTTTAGTGAATTTGCAGTTGATTCGGGTATTCTGCATTCTATAACTTGTCCAGCTCTCAAATCTAAGTTGCATGGTATAACAATATTCAAAATTTGAGAGAATAATAAATTATATCTAACTGCAGCTTCTGCTTGATATTTAGGTAAGTTTTCTATAGTTTCCATCTTTCCATCTAAACTCAAATTACCAACATCTAGTGTGCGAACTACAAATCTTGATGTAGTATTTTCAATTCCTTCTGGCAATTTTGGATAATTGCTAGTTTGAGATGACTTTGATAGACTAGAGTATTTATCTTGTAACGTATATTTAAAAGGAATGACTTTATTATCATATAGACTGTAGAATAAACTTTCATTCGTATACATTCCCATTCTCAATGAAGATAATATATCATTGTTCTTAGATATATTTGATGATAAAATTCTAAGTTTATTTTTAGGATTATAAGGATCTACTTTCTCAGTTTTTTCATATGTAAAAGAACTTTTCTGACTAATTAATTTATCTACACTCTTAAAAGTATAACCGTCTTGTGTTTCAAAAAATAAATAACCAGCAGTTCCAAATCCCTTACTTCCTACTGGAACTGCTTTCGGACAAAGCCACATTATTATATCAAAAGGTCTTCTAATGTTGCCAATGAAAGAATACTTATTTACACTATCTTCTGTTACAAGTGTTTTTTGAGATTTTAATTGACTAAAAATTGATTTAACACTTTCATTTATTTTTCCATCAAATCTATTTTTAACCCTAGTAACTTCACTCACTAAAGTTTCTCGACTCACCATTTCAATGCTATAAGTTCCCAAATTAGATTTTTTATCTACTGATGCAGACCTAACATATAAACTTCTTTTAGCATCATTCAGTATCAAATTGTTATTAGAAGACGTTGTTGATATTCTGATATCTACTTTTTCCCCACCGTAAATATCAAATCCTTGTGGTAAATTTTTAATATCAACAATTGCAAACGTAGCCTTGGCAGTAATTGTGGGTGAAAGAACATCTTCATAATATTCAAATGAAGCTAAAGAATTGACTGATAAATCAATCTTTACTGAATTTCCTTTTAGAGGAGTGATGGTAAATTCTTCTACTTTATAATTATTTTCTGCTGACATTATCCAACATTAAAGGTAGTGTGAGTTAACAATACTTCTGTGAAGTTACTATAATTTTTATTTAGAGAGGTAGAAGGAGCGGTTGAAGCAACCTGTTGATTTTGTGTTACTTGTGATTGATTATTTACTACTGCTATTAACTGACGGTTTTTTCCTGCAGATGATAATTGTTGAGGAATATTTTTTTCTGGTTTCTTAACATCAACTTTACTTGATCCCCCTCCAACATATTCAAAGTGTACATCATCATTTGGAATTGCCATCCATTTCCATCCATATTTCATTCCATTTTTTTTCATCCAATCATGACCTGCACCCAATTCAATATCTAATGCAATACCAGCACCATGAGGAGATGCTCCAGGAGTAGCAACCACTGCATATTTTCCTTGTAAAGCTTTCTGATGTTCTAAACTTCTATAAGCACTATTAATTATAATAGTAATACCTGCTTTATTAGCATCTTGCTTTGCTCTTAAAAATGCTTGAGCAGCATCAGGTCTTAAGTATGCTGTTCTTCCATACCAATATGGACCTCCTTCTGGAGATCCTGATAAGGTTCCGACAGATGTTAATTGATCTTGTCTCAATTTTCCATTTGTTCCATCAGGAGTATATTGTGATACAACAGCACCAGTTAATCCAGCTGCACCAACACCAGCAACTTTCCCCAATCCAAAAGCTTTTTCTTCTCTTTCTCCTGGAAGTAAATCTTCTTCTATTTGTGATGGCGGAGCAGAAACTTTGTACTCGGGCGGTTCATATGTTGAGACTGGTTTTGCAGTAGGAACTCCCTCAGGTTTTTGTGTGGTTTCATAATACTTTTGTAAAGATACCTGAAGGCTTTCATCGAGTATACTTTTTTTAGCTTTTACAACATAATCTTTGCTAATAGATTCTGATGCCTTAATTAAATCTTTAATTAAATTATCTAAGTATCCTAAACTATTTTTTGTAAGTAAATCTGTTTTCAAATCTCCCATTTTATTATACCATAATTCCTAGGATTGCTCTAGAAAGAGATGGATAAAAATTATTTCTATTTTCAGTTAGTCCACCAGGAATAGCATTTCCAGCTGAAACTTGCATGTCTTGTCCAGCTGGTGTTTGATTATTATTTACTGGTATTACAATAGGAGGACCAGCCGATGCCATGTCACCTTTAGATTGACTTAAAGTTTCTGCTTTTGTTTTTTCTCCTTTTTGAGCCTTCACCTGACTTGCCATAATAGATTTTTCTTCTTCTGCAATTTGTGCGGGTGTTTGTGGTGCTGTGGATATTTGTGTCGCTTCGACATTTGTAGTGGATAAAGATGCCACAGTTGCTGATGCTGGTTCTGTAGTTGCACTGGCTTGTGGTGAAGTTCCTGCTGGTTTTTCTGTAGGTTTACCTTTTGCTGTAGTTGGAAGTTTTTTAATTTGTTCCAATGCACCCTTATATTTTTCTCCACCAAAAGTAGTCCATGCACCAAATTTAGATCCGCCAGATAATGCGAATGCAACCCTAGCATTAACTTGAGGATCCCACAGTTCCTCATTAGATTTTAAATTAAATTTCTTTCTTCGTTCTTCACCAAGCATATATCCTGGCTCATCAATCATGTTAATTTGCCACAATCCATAAGAGTTATCGTCACCACCCCTCTTGTAATTATCATTATGTGCTTGAGTATTTCCTGTAGATTCTGCATATGCAATCGCAGCAGCTTTATCAGCATTTTCACCTTTAAATCCAACACTTAATGCTAACTCTTTTAATTGCTGTAAACTATATGATTTTCCAGGTGGCGGCGTATAATTAGAATCATCTTCATCATCAAGCATATTTCCTAACAAAGCTCCACCAGTACCTATTAATCCTCCAGCAACAGCACCTACTAAAGAAGTTTCTCCACCTTCACCATCACCTCGATCACTATATGATGGTGGAGTATATGTAGAAATAAGTCCCTCACTAGGAGAAGCAAAAGTTTCTCTCTTTGTTACCTCTGCATATTGAGTATATGCCTGCCTTTCTTTTTTCTTATCTAACCTTTTTGATGCACTTAAATAACTTTCAAAATCAGATTTTAGTCTGAATAAACTTGATTGCAATCCAAATATTCTTTGCTGCAATCCATTAACTAGAGATTGCAATATATCATCATTACGATCTTCAACTCTGATAAATTCTTTTTGTTCAGTGCTTATATCTGTTGTAGTTTGAATTATTCTCAGTATATCTGATAAATCTTTGCCACTCATGACAACTTGTGCCTGTGGTATTGCTCCCAATTCGTCTCTAACCCCAACGCCAGAAGGTGATGCAGAATCTTGTCTGAAAAATCTAGATAAATTTATTCTTTTAGATCCTGCCATTTTGTTGCGCCTTCTCGTTTAATTGCTCAATATGTTGCCGTAGCAATTCTAAATAGATTTCCCTTTCCCAAGGAATCATATCTTCAACTTCAGTCAAAGAATATTTATGTTGATGCATTAACGAGAAATTAATTCTATAGTAAGTTTCCAAGTCTTCATGCGCTAGGGCTAACTGAAAAAATCGGCAAGACCCTCCAAGACTACATTATTTTCTACTTCAGTTTGAGGATTTATTACTTTCGTGGAGTAAGAAAGCTTTGGCATTGTCTTAAAAAACTGCTCAACTTTTTTATACTGTTTTGGAGTTAGTTTACCAATATAATCAATTAATTCTTTTTCAGTACATTCAGATGCTGTCCATGCACTTTCTTCATTGTACACGGTGTCAATACATGAGGACATCAATTTAAATGCTCTGTCAATTTCATTAGAACTTTTTTTAGTAAACTCAAAATTCTCTTCAATAAATTGAATCAAAGATGGATACTTCATTTTAATATAATACCCATCTTCTAAATCAATTGTATCATTGTGATCATCTGGTTTTTTGATTTCAATTTCATCAACATAAACTGTCAATGGTACTTGTGTGACATTATCATCTCCACAAGTAATAAGTAACTCAATTGATTCACCAATAGATTTTGCTCGGATATTTAAAAACAAATATTCAATGTCAAAGATTGGAAGAGACTCTACTTTGATTCCTTTTGTAACAATACATGCTTCTAAAACTTGTTTAATTGCATTAGAGATTTGTTTAATATCTTTTGATTCTACTGCCAAGATTAGAATCTTTTCTTCTCTAACAACAAATGGTCTATACTTTATTTTCTTTCCGTTAGATGGCAGAGTAAGTTCATACTGCGGAGCAGTGGGTTGTGGTAAAGGCATAATGTCCTAAAGTAACTTCAGTAAAATTATTTATTAAGCAATATTAGGGTTAAGTCCCTGATCAATTCCACCAATATTTAAATTTGAATTGGTATTGGGATTATTAACTACTGTTGGTGGTGTTACATTAGAAGTTTTTAAATCGGGAATAATCAAAGACTTATCAAATGTTGGTGTTCCATTCGTAATAAAATACCTATTGTATACAAAATTAACTGTTAAACTTAATACAGAAGTTCCTTCGTAAGAAACTGCCGAAGCAATAATATTGCTTGGATATGCTTTTACAAATTCATAAGTTAATACTGGTGAGTTTTGATAAGCATAATTTCCCTTACCAGTTTTGCTAGTAGGTTTGGGTGTATTTAAATCTCTTTCAAATTTAGAAATGTATATCGTTTGAGTATAATCATTTGGGTATCTCATTTTAAAATAATTATTTTCTTTCTTCGCTTGCTTTACAACCAACCCATTATCATTAGCCTCAACTTTTCCATTTGTAGTATACATTGGTGTAATATAATTAGACCATTCTTCAAAAAATTTAACCACATTATGATTGGTATCAACATAAAATGTCAATGCTACTTCTGGATATTGTTTAAATATAGGATATTTTTCTAAAATTCCTTGACGATTTCCAGCTGTTTCTGTCATTTTAAAGCTAGTGCCAGGAAGAATAGCACCAGCACAAAGTAATTCAATTGCCTCTATAGGATCTAAACCATCACTAACTTTTAATTTATATAATCCTATTTCTTTCATCCAATCTTTCAATCCACCCGAAATCGGAAAGGCAACTTTATAAAAAGAAGTAGATGATACTTTTGAAAAGGTGTTCCTTATACTTTCAATTGGATAATAAAGTTTGGTATTTGATGACATTTCTAAATACTTTTAGTATTTTATACTATGTATATGTATTATCAAGGTAAATTTTCTCCAAAGAATTATAAAAAATATAAAGGCAATTCTACAAATATTTTTTATCGTTCTCTTTGGGAATTGAAATTTATGAATTATTGTGACATGAATGAAAATATTTTAGAATGGAATAGTGAAGAAGTTGTAATACCATATATTTCTCCGTTAGATAATAAACCTCATCGGTACTTTGTAGATTTTTGGGTAAAACTTAAAGAACGAAATGGTGAAATAAAAATTTACTTATTTGAAGTAAAGCCAAAAAAATATACACAACCACCATTACAAAATCCAAAAAGAAAAACTAAAAAATGGGCACAAGAAAATTATGAGTATGCAAAAAATCAAGCAAAGTGGAAAGCAGCTAGAGAATATTGTGCTGATCGATTAATGGAATTTAAAATTTTAACCGAAGAAGAGTTAGGATTATGAAACCTTCCGAACAAATAGATCAAGATAAAAGAAGAGAATTTGGAGGAAGATTTGTATCTCAAGACTGGTATCGAAATAAAATGTTTGAGGTTTTAGCTAATCAACCTCAAGAGAATCAAACACATTTTTTAGATACATACGGATTAGATATTGGAAAATTTTATTATTTTACATATTCTGCCAGATATCCAAATCGATATCCATATTGGGATAGATTTCCACTGGCACAGATTTTAAAAATAAATACTCAGAAGGGAACAATTCTTGGTGCTAATGTCCATTATTTAAATCCAGCATACCGAGGGCAAGTTGCGAAAAATTGGATAAATAGTTTAAATAGTATACCAGAAATATGCCTACATACTTATATTATAAGTGGAATTGAAGGTATATCTAAAGTACCTAATAATGATGTTGAAGGTTTATCAAAATATATTGTTGAATTATTTGTCGATGAGCGTGGTCAAAGAGTAGTTCCAAACCGTGTATGGTCAGGTAACAAGTAATGGCAGTTCCTCAAAAAAATACTTTAGTCAATGCTCAAGTACAAGATTCTAATGGGAATACATATTCGGCTTTAGTATCATCAAATGGCCCAAATCAAGGTCAAATTTTACAATTATATCAAGTGCAGCCACCAAATAATTTAATTCCAGTTGATTATCAAACAGCAACTAATTTATATCAAAATAATCAAAATAATTGGAATAATCAAATTAATGGTTTTTTACAGGCAAATAACCAAGCAAGTGTAGGAGTAGCCCCATCATTTCAAGGCATTGCTGATCAATCATTATTTGATAAAAACTATCAAGAAAAAGTAAACGCAGCAAATGCAACTGGTGCAGCAGGAACTAATGCACCATTTCAAAATCTTGCCAGTAAAAATATTCAACCACCCCCATCAACTTACGGGAAAGTATATGTATTTCCTGAAGATTTAAACGTAGGAAAATTTGGATCTGCAAGCAATAAAGAGTCTACTCCACAAGATTATATTAGAATTGGTGCTTTAAAATATCAAGTTCCTCAGCCTGGGTTAATTACTCAAGGTGGATTAGATAAATCAATTATCGCTCCATCAGCAATTATTGGAAATGGTTTAGCTTCTTTTAACGCATCATTACCAAAAAATTTAAGTTTTCTAGGTGAAGTTGTTCTTCCAATGCCAGCATCAATCACCGATGGCGCAAAAACAGAATGGGGAATTTCTAAAATGAGTGTGATGGGTGCCGCATTAGCAACTTCACTTTCTGGATTATATGGAGCTGGAGTTTTAGGAACTGCTTCTGAATTAGGAGCAGCTTTAGGTGCAGATGGCGGTATACAGGCATTTGCTGCATTAGGTAAGTATATGGCTGAAGCAAAATTAGCAAGTAATCCAGCAGCCTCTCAAGCCTTTAGTGCCGATGTCATATCTCAAGTTATAGGTAAAGTATCTTCAACGCCAGTTGAGCCAGGTGATTTGCTTACCAGATCTACTGGTGCTGCAGTCAATCCAAATGCAGAATTGCTATTCAGATCCCCATCATTAAGAACATTTGATATGCAATGGAAGTTAACACCAAGGTCTAAGAAGGAAGCATCTTTAGTTAGAAAAATAATTAGATTTTTTAAAATAAATATGTTACCAACTGCGCCACAATCAGGTTCAGTTCTTTTACAATCACCAAACGTATTTGTTCTTCGTTATGAAAAAGCTGATGGTAACTATAATCCAAGTTTACCAAAACCAAAATTATGTGCTTTAGGACAAATTACAGTTAATCATACACCAGATGGAGTAGGTTGGGCAGCATATCAAGATTCCCATCCAGTATCAACAATAATTCAAATGTCATTCCTTGAGTTGACTCCACTACTTGCTAATGATTTTGCAACAACAGCAGAAGACGACGTAGGACTCTAATGGCATACTTTAAAAATTTACCAAACATAATTTATCCCACTCAACAAAGTGGCAAAAATTCTGGTAATGATTATACCAAGATTAAGAATCTTTTTAAAAGACCTTTCATTCCAGAAAGTATTTTAAAAATTTATTCTGCATTTGAAGATTATCAAATTATTGGTAATGATAGACCAGATAATGTTTCGCAAAAATATTACAATAACGCAACATATGATTGGCTAATTTTCATTGCAAACAATATTCAAAATGTACAAGATGAGTGGCCCCTATCCCAATCAGATTTAAATAATTTTCTATTTTCAAAATATACCGAACAAGAATTAAGTGAAATACACCATTATGAAACTACCGAGGTTAAAAATTCATTTGGAAGTGTAATATTAAAGGGTGGTATAAAAGTAAAAAGTAATTATACTTTAAAGTATACTGAAACTGTAGGTGGCAATATATTAGTGCGAACAGTATCTCCAGTTAAACCAGTATCAAATTATGAGTATGAATTACAACTCAATGATGATAAAAGAAGTATTGTTTTAATTAGACCTGAATATATTTCGCTTATAGAGCGAGAACTAAATCAGATTTTTAGATATAAACCATCATCATTGTTTGTAGATGAATTTAATATTAAAGTTAATGATCAATGTATCCCTAAGATATAAAAAAACCCTCCCGAAGGAGGGTAATTTTATCATGCATCTACAAGACTTTGAAAATAGCTAAGAGCATCATCATCTTCATCATCACTTAAACTACTAGAAGAAAGATTCTTTAGTTCAGAACTAAGATCTTCTGGAACTGAAGGTGCTCGATAGTCATCTTCATCTTCAAAAGATTCATCAACAGGCTTAGCAGCAGTCTTACCAAGAACAGTATCAAGACGAGTCTTTAGCTGTTCATAAGACTTGAACTTCTCAGCAGAAACAAATTCAGCAAGAGAATATTCCTTTTTCCAGATTGCTTCTAGTGCTTCGTCATCACTCAGTAGTGCAGAGGGAGCAGTAAACTCACTGGAGTCATAGTTCCAATAACCAGCAACCTTCTTAATCTTCAGTTTAAAGTCGGCACCTTGCCAAAAGTCAAAGGGATTGATGGGAGATTCATCTTCAAACTCAGGTTGCATTGCTGCTTGAATCTTGTCAAAGATTTTTTTACCATACTTGAAGAGGAACACTTTACCCTCGTTATCAGGATTGGAAGGATCCTTTACAACATAGATGTTGCTATAATAAGAAAGTTTACGCTTACGATTCCTAGCAATTTCTTTATTTGCATCAGAACCACTATTCCAAAGCAAACTATTTGCTTCACACACAGGACACTTAGCACCAATGCTAGTGAGGCAGTTATCAATCAGCCAACCACCAGTGCCTTGGAATGCATGGTTGTACACTTTAACCCAAGGAAGTTCTTCCCCATCGGGAGCAGGAAGAAAACGAATGACTGCATAGCCATTACCTGCTTTATCAACTTCTGGCTTCCAGAGACGGTCATCAGAAGAGGAACTTGTTGAGTTAAGTTTTTCGACTTCCTTTACAAGCTTTGCTGTAAGGGAACCAAGTTTAGATTGTTTTTTAAGATCGGAAAAGGACATTCGGATAAAACGGATAGATTGGATAAGTGTACGGATAGATTCTAACAGATGTTAGTTTGGTTGTCAAGCATCTTTGGTTGGAATGGAGGAAGCTTTTTTCTCCTCAGGTGGAATTTCAGCTGGTGCTTCTTCTTCCAATTTAACACCAATTCCTTGTAGATATTCAGCAATTCCTTGCATTTTGGTAGCCATCTCTCTGCGTTGAGTTAGCTCTGCTTCAAGATTGCGAATATCTGACAAGACTTTTTGTAAATTCTCAAAACAAGTTTTGAGATGCTGTTGCTGCTCAGTCATTTGTTAAGGTCTCCTTCAAAATTTTTTTATAAGGTACTACATCAATATTAATAAATGGTTTATATTTCTTGATCTTCATACTATAAGATTCCCAAATAGGGTCTATTAAATTCACATCAAACTTTTGAACATAATTAAAAATATGATCAAGAATAACCATTGTTTCAATGGACACTTTATTTATAATGTGTTGTTTAAGTAAGATTGGGTGATTACCCATCTTACATACAAACACATCTTTAAAATCAAATTCAGTAAATAAAGAATTAATTTCTTGTTTAAAATTATAACTTAAACTTTGAGTGCGTTTACTCCATTGATCATAATATTGATCACCACAATTGATGATTTCTCTGATCCATATTTTTTGAGAATCATCACACTCAATAAAACTAGCAAGAAAATAATTTTTTATCTCATCATCACTTTTTTGTCTAGACATCTTTTCAAAAAAGTAACGATCATTTCTTTTATAGAAAGACTCTGGTGTTGCTCGTGTCTTCCCATTATATTTAAAATAATCAAAACTTTCTTTTGAAAAATGATTCTTAAATGCTAAGTATGTTTTATAGCAATCAATTGGAGTCATAAAGGAAGTTTTGCTCTTGATGATTTGCGAAGACAATTCAATTGAATTGCTTCACATCTAATTCTTTCTTTAAGTGGTTTAGATAAAAGTTTAGGTACAGATTCAACTTCAAGATTATTATCTTCACAATATTGGATTATTGCTTCGATATAAGTTAAATTATTAGTATTGACAATTGTTTCAATTTCACTTGAGAATTTACTCTGACTTAAAAATTTATCGTTTAATGCTGTTTGAACATTAGTTAGTGTTTCCATTTGATTCCAATTTATCGTGAACAAATTGTTTGATATACTGAATCAAAAGTTCTATGTAATCACCTTTGTTTCTCTTATCAAAAACTTTAACCTCACCATCAGGAGTTACCATAATGGTAATAAGTTTTTTAACTTTTGTTTGAGTTAACTCATAATACATGCAAGCATAAGCAACTTCTTGAACGAAGTATTGTTGAATCCAAGCCTCTGGTTTAATACTCTTAGAAGTCTTGAAGTCAATGACTGCTAGTTCCCCATCATACTCAGCAATACAATCAACTCTACCAGCAATACCTAGTACATCACTGTATAGAGATTTTTCAATTGCATGAATATTATTTATCCTATCTATATAGGGCTTAGCTGCAAGAAACATATAGTGTGCTAGGGAATCATAATTATTATCTTCCTTCAAACTATTCTCAAGATAATCTTGACAAATTTCATGAAAGTTAGTTCCTCTAGTTGTAGATTCCCTAGTAATTCTATTTGCCTCCTCTTCACCAACACGCTTTCGCCAGTCCTTAAAGACTTGACGATTGACGTGTGAAGTTACAGATGTAATAGATGGATAAAGAGACCCTGATGGGGTAGGATAAAACCTAGTCCCATCAATGGTACGACTTGCCATTTCTGGCAAGTCAATGTCAAGGTGTGTAAACATTAGAATCCCAAATTCAGTTTATTAACGATATAAGATTTAACCAAACCTGAACGAACAATATCCTCTACACCAAATTCAATACAATCAAATTCAGGCATGGCATGTAGAATCTTTGTGAA